AATGGGCAGATATATTAATTGGGATGATGTTATTGATCGTTATCCAGAACTGAATACGCTTGGCGGTGCTGATGAATTAAGTTCTGCTTACATTGTTTATTCTGAAGCGTTTGTTGATGGTGTGTTAGCAAACAATTACACAATTCCATTTTCAGATAACAATATGATCATTCGTGATTTGACTATTGACTATTGTTATTGGCGAGCAGCAAGATTTAAATTTGAGGATGCCACTGGAGTCAAGAGTTCATTTTTTGATACGGTGAACATGCTTAAAGATGGTCACATTCAAATGGTTGATGATGCAGGCAATATCATCCCTCAAGTAAAACAGAACCCGGGCATCTATAGTTCAACACAAAGCTATAGCAGTTCATTTGGAATGAAGCCTCCAGAGGAATGGAACATATCTGAGGACAACGTCACTGTTGAAAGAGGCATTGATGACTAATGGCATTTTAGAAATCAGAGAGATTCGTGGCGGTAGTCGCGCTGCGAAGAAAAAATTGCAGGAAGTAATTCGCAAGGTTAAGAACCCGAGAGTTGCTAACAAGAGAGTATCTGTTTGGTTGCTGAGGTGGGTTAATGAAAATTTCAAATCACAAGGGGGAAAGGTTGGTGGCTGGAAGCCTTTCAAGCTTGGAGGTCGCAAGATTCCCGGGGGTGGCATCGATCGATCTGCTAAATTGCTACAGGATACGGGTAGATTGCGCGCCTCATTCTCCCCATTCCACAGCAGAAATACTGCTGGAGTTGGGTCAGACTTGAACTATAGTTTGACGCATGAGCTTGGACTTCCACACAAGAACCTGCCATCAAGGAGAATGCTTCCGCTTGATACTGATAGGCAAGTGACCAGTGGGATTATTAAAATTTATGATCATTACATCAGGACAGCACTACGATGATTAATGTCGCAACAATTATGGCCCAAATACAAGAGTGGCTTGAGGATGATCCTGCTTTGGATGGCGCTACTGTTGAACGCAGCGAATTTGTTAATGAAGATGCTGGCAGAGCAGTCAACGGCTGGATAGGAATATACCGACGTTCTGTTGACTATGATCCCCGGAACCTTGGTGTGCCGCCAAATAACTATGATGGCACTGTTGAATTTACATTGGTTGTCCAAAGAACATCAATGAAGTCAGGGCAAGATTGCGAAGATGCTCTTGAAGAAACAACCAAAGCAGTATTAGACAGAGTTGTGCAAATTCCAAAAACGTATATTGATCACTTTAGCGATATACAGATTGATTATACGTATCTGGAGACAGACAGAAAGACAATGTACTTTCAAGGTGCGCTGATTACCTTTACAGCAGAAGTTTCATTTGAAGTAATATAGGAGAACGAAAATGCCTTATGGTCAAAATGCAAAAATCGGCGTTGCATTCCAGACAAGCCACGGCACTCCGGTAACTGATGTTGGATCATTTTACCCGATGCCATTTCTCAGTGAGTCAATCACTCCTGATGTTCCGGAACTAATCAGCCAGAACATGCAAGGCAGGTTTGATGAAGGGGAGAGCTATTCTGGAGCGCGAAATGTCGCAGGCACTATCACCAATGAGTCTCAGCCTATTTCGCTGGGCGTTGCGCTGAAAGCCATCTGCGGCACACCTACACTTGTGACGAGTGCAGCAATTACTGCGCACACATTCCTCCCGGCTACTGATGACTTTGATTCTAATGTCATTAATATCCCGATGACGATGCACAAGAATCTTGCTGATGGCGGCCAAGTGCCTGTCTTTCAGGATATTGTTGCAACCAGAATGGAGTTGAAAATTGCCAATGGGGAATTCCTCACTTGTGCTTTGAACTATACTGGTGGGTCTGTTGCAAGCAAAACAACCTCGCAGGACTTCGGCACACTCGGCATAACCGGGAAGAAATGGACATGGGATGTAACCTCTGTTGAGCTTGGTGGCGCAGCAAATGTTGAGTTTGCTGAGTTAATGGTTATTCAGGATGAGCAAGCCTCACCACGATGGACGTTGCAAACAACTCGTGACCCGGCTAGGGTTAAGCGTGATGGGTTCCGTCAGGTCAGAATCAACGGCACAATTCGATTCATGGACCAGACTGAATATGATAATTTCCTGGCACTCACTACGAAGAACCTGAAAATCACAATGACAGGACCCGTTGCAATTCAGTCTGGTTATTATGATGCCCTTACGATTGAAGCGCCAAATTTCAAGTATCTGTCTTATCCATTGAATTTCAATGATCCTTCCGAATTGCTTGTATCATTCGAAGGCAAGGCAGATTACAACGTTGGATCTGGTCATTCAATCAAGTACACCCTAACCAATACGCAAGACAACTTCTAAATAGGAGATAAGCTCAATGAGCAATTTTACACCACTGGTGAACAAAGAGTATCAGTTTGATGGAGACACTGTCAAGGTTCAATTTCGCAGGTTGAACCGAAAGGATATGCTTGCAGCAATGCCTGCATTCAAAAAACTCCGTGATGCTGAAACAGAGGATGAAAACAACGAGGCTATAAATGACCTGTTGAATGATATTGCTGATTTGTTGCCTAACTATGTCATAAGCCTTGAAGGTTTGACTGATGCTGATAATGGGGAAGTCACAATTGAAACTGTTGTTAATGAAATGTACTTCATGAGGTTGTGTGCATTGATAGCAGTTGATGTTATGAAGGAAAGCTCGGTGTCCGGGGGAAACGAATAAAGCTGCTCAAGCGTGCAGTGCGAGCAGCTAGACGTGGAACCTTTTACAAGGATGAATTGCTATGCGGATTGCCTTTTTCAACGTGGATAAGTTTAACGGAAGAAACTTATTCCCTTGGCGCAGATGGAGCAACATTCCACGCATGGCCTGATGGTAAATCGCTAATAAAACAAGAGCAATGCGTTGTTGACATCTTGAAGATCACGTTGGCTGAAATGATTAAGGACTTGAAAGATGGCTAGAAACAGAATTGAATTTGCTGTCCGAGTAAAGGATGAAGCAAGCCACAATCTTCAAAGGGTTTCCCGGGAAGTTGATGGTCTGACTGATTCTCTAAAGGCACTCGGTGCTGGATTCATTTCAGTAGCAACAATTGGTGAAATAGCCCGGTTGGCTGATACTTATCGGCTTGTTTCAAACCGTCTGCGAATTGTCACCAGCAGCACTGCTGAACTGAACACAATACAAAATGAGTTGATTGATCTTTCCAACAGGACAAGGTCATCATTTACAGCAACTTCTGATCTGTATTCTCGTGTTGCAAGGTCAAGCCGCAATCTCGGATTAAGCCAACAGGATCTATTGGACTTTACTGAGACTGTTTCTAAATCAATTCGTATATCAGGCTCAACTGCTCAGGAAGCAGCAGCTGGCGTCATTCAATTTGGACAGGCGCTTGCATCATCCCGGTTGAGCGGTGATGAGCTTCGATCAGTACTTGAACAAATGCCGAGACTTGCCAGAGCTATTGCTGAAGGCATGGGGGTTGGCATTGGCCGATTAAGAGAGATGGGTGAGCAAGGAGAGCTTACTGCTGATCGTGTTATTGATGCCATCAACAAAGTGGCCCCAGAAATTGCTTCTGAGTTTGATGAGTTAGCCCCGCTTGTATCAGAAGCACTTACCACTGTTGAAAGTTCCCTCACAGCAATTGTTGGTGAGCTTGATGAGTTCTATGGTGTATCTGTAGTAGTAGCAAATGCCATCATAACAGTTCGTGATGAGGTTCTTGAATTGGCAAGAATCTTTTTGGGAGCAGCCAAAGAAGGCGACCAGCTGTCTGACTCCACTCAGAAAATAGCAATTGCTATGGTTGTGGCTGCGGGGTCTGTTGGCATACTTGCAACTTCGCTAAAGGAAACGCTGTCTGCTGCTTTCAACAATGTTGGAACAGCCATTGGTGGATTTGCTGCTCAGATTGTTGCCCTTGCCAAAGGTGACTTTGAGGGATCAAAAGAGATATTTGCTGAATGGACTGGTGACATAAAAGAAGGTTTCATCAAAGACTTCTCAGAGTTGAATGATGAGTTGGCCATGCAAATGACCAATACCATGGAGACAATTGGCAAGATCATTGGGGAGTTCCCAGTTGAGCAACGTGATCCATTTGATCTTTCTGATCGGCCAGCAAAAGGAATCATGATAACAAAGCAAGAACTCATTGCTCTTGCTCAAGCACAAAAAGAAGCAGAGAAGGTCTGGCGCAGCACCAGAACTGAAGTTGAAGAATTTATCCTCAGCATGCAAGAATTGAGAGACTTGAGAGAAAAATTCCCAGACATAATTGACCCGGAAACATTTGAGCGAGCAGCAAAAGCATTGCAAGATGATATGTTCCCGGCGCTAGATAATTTGAAAGAGCAATGGGATGGCACTGCTGAGTTCATGAAGAATGTTGCTGAGAGAGCAGCACAAAACATTCAAGATGCATTTGCTGATTTCCTTTTTGACCCATTTGATGATGGCATTCGCGGCATGCTTGAAGGATTCTTGACGGCATTGCGACGTATGCTGGCTGAGGCATTGTCGTTCCAGATCCTCACCGGCATCCCCGGGGTGGGCGATTTCCTCGGGCTAACCAAGCGTGCAGCGGGTGGGCCTGTATTCGCCGGTCAGCCTGTGCTAGTTGGTGAGCGTGGGCCTGAATTATTTATCCCGGGGGCTAGTGGGACTGTCAGGAGCAACGCCGCTCTCAGTGGTGATAAGATGGGCAGCAGTGGGATGCAGTTTGTAACAAACATCGATGCTCGGGGCGCTGACCCGGGACTCATCGCAAGACTCCCGGCGATGATGGAGCAGCGTGATAAAAAACTTTTGCTTAAAGTAAAAGAATATATTGAAACAGGTGGAATTCGGATATGAGTGAATTGATTAAATTCCCGACACACATTCAACCGGGCAGGCTATCTGTCAGGTTGCAACGTGTTGATGAAATATTTTCGTCACCATTAACCAATGCGCAGCAAGTTGTCTCCCGGGGTAATCCTGTCTGGGTTTGGAATCTTGAATATGTTGACCTGAGTGATGATGAAAGGGATGTTGTTCAAGCATTCTTGATGCGCTGCAAAGGATCATTGAATACATTTAAGGTTCCTGACTTTGGAGATT